TATAAGTGTTGGAGATATTATTGAAGATGAAAATGGAAAGCAATCAGTTGTTGCTAACTACGGATTCCAAGAAGTTTCAAAATAAAGGTTGACAAGTAAGACGTCTTACCTTATAATAGTTATATAACATTACGAAACAGGAGTTTTATAGCATGACTAACTTAGCAACAGCACCAAAGAGACGCGGACGTCCACCAAACTCTACTAAAATCATGGAAGTAGTCAACGATGCAGTTGACAACCCAAACGAAACTGATGATCAGATTATTGAACGGATGCGTGAGCGCTTTTCAATTTTAGACGACATGACACAAGCTTCAATTGATGGCATTGTACGCGGCATGGTTGTTACAGGTCCTCCTGGAGTAGGAAAATCATTTGGTGTTGAACAAGTACTAGAAAAAAATAGTTTGTTTGATAAGCTAGCAGGAAACCGTATGAGGTTTGAAGTTGTAAAAGGCGCCAGTTCCGCAATAGGCTTGTATAAAACACTATACACTAATGCAGACAGGAATAGTGTTTTAGTATTAGATGATTGCGATACAGTGCTTTACGATGAAACCTCGTTGAACTTGCTCAAAGCAGCACTGGACTCTAGCAAGAAGCGTAAACTGAACTGGAACACAGATAGTTCATTGTTACGACGTGAAGGTATTCCAGATTGCTTCGAGTTTAACGGCAGTGTAATCTTTATTACTAACCTTAAGTTTGACAATGTACGTGGAAAGATTAAAGATCACTTAGATGCTATTATGTCACGCTGTCACTACTTGGATCTTACAATGGATACAACACGTGAAAAGGTATTGCGTTGTAAGCAAATTGTCAAAGACGGCATGCTTAACGAATATGACTTTACTCCAGAGGAAGAAACAGACTTAATGGACTTTATGATAGGTAACAAAGAAAAGATGCGTGAGATTAGTTTGCGCATGGTTACCAAGCTTGCGGACTTGAAGAAATCAATGGGCAGCAAGTGGAAGCGTACTGCTGAAGTTACATGTATGCGCCGTGTAAAGACGCAATAAGAAACAACCAAATGGCTTGCAAGTGCAAGCCATTTGTGTATGTAAAATATCAATTGACATAACCAACAAAGTACTGTATTATAATACTATGAAATGTAAAATTATTATTAAAGACGAAGTGAACTGTAAAGTTGAAGGACTTGATCTTAGCACACGAAAGAAGTGTGAAGCAGAACTCAAGTTTTTCATGCCATACGCATATCATGTACCAGCTTATAAACTTGGCAGGTGGGATGGGTGCGTAAGCTTTTTTAGTGTCGGAGGCGTTACATATCTTAATTTACTTGATAAAGTACTTCCTATTATTATGGGAGCAGGATACCATATTGACATTGAAGATGACAACCGCAAGCATGGCGCGTTTGAATTCAACAAAGTAACACTTGAAACTTTTCAGCACAAGGTATGGCCAGAAAAGCATCAGATGGTAGGACAACCAGTTACATTACGTGACTACCAAATTGAAATTGTGAACAAGTATTTAGAAACACCACAGTGTCTACAAGAAATTGCAACAGGCGCAGGCAAGACACTTATTACAGCAGCACTAAGCAACACAGTTGAAAAGTATGGTCGTAGCATTGTCATTGTGCCAAACAAAGATCTTGTTACACAAACATACGCAGATTATGTCAATCTTGGATTAGATGTTGGTGTATATTTTGGTGATAAAAAAGAACTTGGTAAGACACACACAATTTGTACTTGGCAGAGTTTAAACAGTATCAAGAAACGATTCCGCGACGGGTTATCTGACTTTAGTTTAAAGGACTTTTCTGAAGATGTAGTATGCGTAATAGTTGACGAAGTACACCAAGCTAAAGCTGATGTATTAAAAGATATGCTTACTAAAGAATTTGCACATATTCCATTACGATGGGGTCTTACTGGAACTATACCAAAAGAAGATCACGCAAAAGCAACATTACAGTCATGCTTAGGCGAAGTTACAAACTCACTATCAGCTAGTACATTACAAGAAATGGGTGTATTAAGTAAATGCCATGTTAATGTGTGTCAGTTACGCGAAGTAGCAGTGTACAATGACTATCAGAGTGAACTAGCATACTTAACAACAGATGCAGCACGTATGAAATATCTTAGTAATTTTATTCAAACTGTGTCAGAGACGGGCAATACACTTGTGCTAGTTGACAGAATTAAAAGTGGCGAAATCATTAGTGAGAACATTCCAGACATTACATTTGTAAGAGGTGCAATGAAGACAACTGACAGAAAAGAAGCGTATGACGAAATCAACGAAGCAACTAATAGTATTACAGTTGCAACATACGGCGTAGCTGCTGTTGGTATTAACATTCCACGTATATTCAACCTTATATTACTTGAACCTGGTAAGTCGTTTGTAAAAGTAATACAAAGCATCGGTCGTGGAGTGCGTAAAGCGGAAGACAAGGACTTTGTTCAAATTTGGGATATAACAAGCACCGCCAAGTTTAGCAAAAAGCATCTTACTGAACGTAAGAAATTTTATAAAGAAGCCAACTATCCATTCACTATTGAAAAGGTTACTTGGCGCTAATGAGAGAGATTAAATGAAAATTTTAACTGTAGAAAATGAGACTTACGACTTAGATGATATTCCAGAAACAGTAGATGACTTACGATATGGTATATTAGATTATACAAACAAAGCACACATAGACTACTACTTTATTCCATTAGTATTTCTAGAGAGCTTTTATGCACCAGCAGCAATATTGCAGATAGGTCAGACAACAATTAGTATGCCGTTGGATTGGCACATAGTTATTTGTGATGCAGAAGTAGGTGATCCAGAAATTATGAGTCTTATGAGTCTCAATGATCGAGGATTTACTGCATTTGCATTCAATCCAATTACAGGATTCAAACCTGATTATATTGATATTTCAATTACAAACATTTACAGTGATGTTAAATGGTATGCGCCAAAGTTAAAGTATGGACACTTGTTATGTGTACCATTATCAGATAAGCCAAATTCACCTTGTGTGTTATTTGTAAAAGATGCAAACAAACTGCCAGAAGTATTAGACCTTAATGAACTGTGGTAATTAGATAACATGAGTAAGTTAAACATCAAAGAAGAAATGCGAGCAATTGATGTCAAGGATAGAACTTGGTATGAAAGCCTTACTGACGAAGAAAAGAAAAAGTTAGGTCTTTGGTTACTTATGCGTTATACAAGTAACGTACAAGGAAAAGAAGCCGAACATTATCTTGAATGGACAAACGAAGCAGTCAATGTACATTTCAATACTATCAGAAAGCATCCACAATTACAGTTTCAATTAATGCAACTAGTTGGTATTGGGTCAACAGTGTATCATCCATGGATTCAGCCAGGAAAAGCAGGAAAAAAGAATAAACTCCAAAGCTGGTTTGCTGAACACTACTCTCATTTAAATGATGATGAACTTGATATCATGTTAAGTAGCACAAAAGCTGAATTAAAGCAATTGTTAGAAGAACATGGGTTAAAAAATAAAGAAATTAAAGATCTAATTGGTAAACTTAAATGACAACAGGTTTTAAGTGCGGATATTGTAATAAATCGTTTAAACGAGAGAACACACTTGCTGTTCACTTGTGTGAACGTAAGCGCAGACACATGAACAAAGAAGAGAAGCATGTGCAACTCGCATTTAGGACTTATCAGTTATTTTACAGAATTAGCACAAACAGCAAAGGCGAAAAAAGCTATGATGAATTTGCAGCAAGTCAGTATTACACTGCATTTGTAAAGTATGCAATTTACTGCTTAGATCTAAAAATCGATGATGTAGCAGAATATACAAAATGGCTATTAAAGAATCAAATACGAATTGATCGCTGGACAAGTGATAGGAACTTTAGTGCATGGATTAAGACACGACTAAAAACAGAAAGTGCAGATAGAGCAATTGAGCGTACTATTATATTCTTGCGTGAATGGAGCAAAGAATCAGGTGAGAACTGGAACGAATACTTCCGTCTAGTACCGTCAAATCTTGCTGTATTTCATATATGTAGTGGTAAGATAAGCCCATGGATAGTATACGCAAGTTCGCAAGCACAACAGCTAATTGACAGGCTTACAAGCGAACAATTGCAAATGATATCAGACTATATAGAACCAACACATTGGCAACGTGTTATTAAAACGAACACAGAAGATTTTCATTGGGTAGAAGGTATATTAGAAGAGGCTAACTTATGATTGTAAATACTGATATTGACATAGATGTTGTAAACAGAGATAAGCTTTTAAACTTGCTACAGCACACACCGGCAATGATCAATGATAAAGGCAGACGAAAGAAACATAACACTGGTGTTTACTTTCATGAGATTCCAACTGATCCATTTACTGGATTATCAACTGTTGATTACAAAGAAGCAGAACAGCAGGGTTATTTTAAACTAGATATATTGAATGTCAACATATACAAAGATGTAAAAGATTATGAACACTTAGACGCATTGCTTGCAGCAGAACCTATGTGGGAGTTATTAGAACATAAAGATGTAGTTGAGAACTTGTTTCATATACACAATCATTTTGACATAGTAAGTAAGATGAAACCTAGCAGTGTTCAGCAGTTAGCAGCAGTGCTAGCAATTATTCGACCAGCCAAGCGACATTTAATAGGCAAAGATTGGGATACGGTTTTTAATAGCGTATGGGAAAAACCCACAGACAACACATATTACTTTAAAAAAGCACACGCCATTAGTTATTCAATGGCAATCTCTTTACAGTTAAATATGTTGGTTATGGGTCTTTCTTCACAAGACTAATATTTCTACGTTTTATTCTTTTTGTAATGCTATCGCTTAATCTAACTTCAGGTCCCGCTACTACTTCCATTTGCTTTACGTTAAAGCTTTGACTTGTGTAACTAAAAGGCCATTTATTTAGTAATGCAATGTTAATGGGAAGTTTTCTATTTGTTTCCCACCACCATTCATCACCAAGCATTAAAAACAATTTTTTCTGATTGTCGGTTTGTATTCGATCATAGACATACAAGCTAGCAATCTGATTGTCGATATTTTGCATTATTCCAAGATATTCGTTTCCTGCATGTGCTACTACAGTTAAAAACGGAAATTCTTCTAGTAATATTTGATACTTTGTTATCATTATAGTTATATTTATATAAATCTTTTTAAGTTGTTTTTGCATAAATACATACACAGGAGCACAATTAACAATGTCAAATTACGCAACCACATATAATATCAATCAAACAGGTGACCTTTACGCAGTTGATGCATCTAGCAACAAAGTTGGACTAGCTAAGTATAAATCAGCTAGAGGTACTACTGTTAATTCTCCTGTTAATTACAGGTTCTTAAAGCTATTTAGCGGACTAGATAATGAGTTTATTTTTTACGTAAAAAACACAGATCGTAAGCCTATTATGCTACAAGGGCTAACTATTACTGCAAATTTAGTTAATAGAGAAACTCAGGCAAAGATAGTTTCAAAAAAATGTCAAATAACAGACTATGACGAAGGCGCTGTTAAGCTTACAATAACAGCAGGCGAAATTAACGCAATGGAAGCAGGGTTTTGCGATCTTGTGTTTACATACGTAAACTCGTTGGGTATGAATTTACCATTATTCTGTGACCAAAACATGCGTCCTAACTTTACAGTTGAAATCAGCGACGCAATAAATCAAATACCATTAACATCGGCAACAGCAGATTCATTTACATCAACTGACGGGTTTTATTACAGTAGTCACTTACCAGGACCTGGTTATTTCAACAAAATAAATGGTATGTCTACAATTGCAGTGTATGCAACAAATTACACAGGTCAATTTTACATACAAGGCGCACTAGAAGACAATCCAACAGAAGCTGATTGGTTTAATATTACATTGGGTACGTATACAGAGGAATTCTATCCGTATGCAAACTTTAGTGGAATTGACCCATGGACTTTCCGAACTAACATTAAATACCTTAGAACTAAATTCACACAAACGCAAGGATCGATTGACAAAATCATAATTAGAGTGTAGTATATACACATGACATTGATGATTGAGTACGTTAAGAATCTGATTCCGGTGAACTGGAAATCTAACCCTAGTGGTTGGAGTTCAGGCAACTGTCCCATGTGTACGCGTAACGGACAAATACGAGCTGATACGCGCGGTCGCGGCGGATTCCACTTCGAAGCAGATAAATTCCAATACCATTGCTTTAACTGCCATTATAAATCAGGCTGGGCCCCAGGCAAGAAAATTGACAACAGACTAAAAGAACTGTTAATAGGTTTTGGCGGCGACGAAGCAGCAGTACAACGGTTACAGTTAGAACTCATGCGAGATCAAGATATTTCTGAAACACTGTTAGTGCAGGAACGTAGAAAAATACTAGTAATAGATTGGCCAGAAATGGACCTACCAGAGGGTGCAGTTCCATTCATGAATTATGCAGTACCGGACAATGATTGGATAGCAGCAGCAAAGTACCTAGAAGGCCGCGGGTTTGACATAGAAGACCCTAGATTTATGTATAGCCCTTCTAAGTTACCAGCGCGTATGCACAAGCGGTTCATTATACCATTTTACTACAAGAACAAAGTTGTTGGATACACAGGCCGCTGGATAGGTACACCACCAGATGGCATGACTAAGTACTTTAACAAACAACCACCTAAAAACTTTGTGTATGGATTGGATAGACAGCATTCTCACAAAGAAACAATTATCTTGACAGAAGGCCCACTTGATGCTATAATTGTGGATGGAATAAGTGCAGGAACTAACACTCTTAGTGAAGAACAAGCAGATGTTATCATAGGATTAAACAAAAGAATTGTTGTGTTACCAGACAAAGACATTGCAGGCATGGAAATGGTAAAGGCAGCAATTAAACACGGATGGAGTGTATCGTTTCCGGAATGGGAAAATTGCAATGACGCAGGCGATGCACAACTTAAATATGGGAGGTTGTTTACAGTGCGTAGTATATTAGATAGTGCAGTAAGTAACCCTACAAAAATACAGGTATTAGCAAGGAAATATTGTAAATGAATGATGAGAGAACAGAAGTAAAGGAATACACACTTGAATTACAAAAACTATTCGTTGAATTTTTAGCACACGATCAGGACTTGTTTGTACGCGTCAACGGCATATGTGATCCTGCATTTTTTGAAAGATCATTAAGAAAGCCTGTTGAATTTATACAAGAACATGCAAACAAATATGGTGCATTGCCTACAGTGGAGCAAATTAAAGCTACTACTGGAATGGAACTGCAAAATCTTGCAAGCGTAGACTCTAGACATGATGATTGGTTTGTTGACGAATTTGAAACATTCTGCAAACATAAAGCATTAGAAGGCGCAATTCTAGCAAGCACAGATAAACTTGAAAAGGGCGAATTTGGCGCAGTTGAAAAGATGATCAAAGATGCAGTTCAGATTGGACTAGCAAAACACATGGGTACAAACTATTGGGAATCGCCAGCAGAACGAATTGAGCGTGTTCGTAATTCGCGTGGCGGCACAAGCACAGGCTGGACTGACATTGACAAGAAACTATACGGTGGATTTAACAGAGGCGAACTTAATATATTCGCAGCGGCATCTGGTGGCGGCAAGAGTTTGTTTTTACAGAACTTAGCATTAAATTGGTCACTTGCAGGACACAATGTTGTTTATGTAAGTTTAGAGCTTAGTGAAGAATTAAGTAGTTTACGACTTGATAGTATGCTCACAGGTTATAATACAAAGGAAGTATTCCAAAATGTAGATGATGTTAGTTTAAAAGTGGGAATGCAAGGTAAAAACGCAGGTTGTCTACAAATTGTACAATTACCAAACGGTATTACAGTAAACGACTTGAACAGTTACATTAAAGAGTTCGAAGTTAAGAACAATATTAAAATTGATGCACTATGTGTTGACTATTTAGACTTAATGATGCCAGCACAGCGTAAAGTACCACCAAGTGACTTGTTTATCAAGGATAAGTTTGTATCAGAGGAATTGCGTAACTTTGCAGTAGAGCATGATTTACTGTTTTGTACAGCATCACAGCTGAACCGTAGTGCAGTAGAAGAAGTAGAATTTGATCACAGCCATATATCAGGTGGACTTAGTAAGATTCAAACAGCAGACAATGTTATTGGTATTTTTACAAGTCAAGCAATGCGCGAACGCGGACGTTATCAAGTACAGTTTATGAAAACACGTAGTAGTGCAGGTGTTGGTCAAAAGGTTGATCTTGCATTTGATATTGCAGGTTTACGTATCACTGACTTACCAGAAGACGAAGCAGGAACAACAATGCATCAACCTAGTGCAATGCTAGACAGAATTAAGCGAAATAACAACGTAACACATCAAGAAAAATCAGTTGCAGAGGAAAGTATAATCGAAGATACTGATGCAACAGACAGGTTACGTAGCATGTTAAAGAAAGTAAACAAATAATAAATTTTTTAGATAAATACAAGTAATGCCAATGGAGCAACTTAATGATTAAACGCACACGTAGCTTATTAGAAGAAATCAACAGTTTAACGCCTGCAAAGGACAAGATTAATATTCTAGAGTCACGTGGTACTAATGCAATTAGTGCTATAATTAACATTTTGGAAATGGTCGACTCTACATACAGTCATGAAGACGCACAAGATGTACAAAAACGTATCATGCTTAGTATCAAAAACAGAGACCCAGAGCGCTTCAATAGGGGAATTAAAAATCTAAGGAATAAGAAATGAAAGTTAATGATATAGTTGGCACACATAAAAGAAAACACCGTGATAGCCGCAAACATCGTATGGTGCAACCAGATAATCTATATCGAGTTACTCCTGCTGATTTAAATGAAATAGTACCAGTACCAGTTATTGTAGAAGGTGGAAGCATGCCGGGTGTTGGAGCAATACACCACAGCGAGATTGATGCAACTATAGCTGGATTAGAAAAAGAATTAGGAATTGATTTGCGTAGTAATGTACTAGGCAGCGTAGGTAAAAAAGAATATAGCGGCGACATTGACATTGCTATAGATTTACCAAAAGAACAATTACCTGCTTTTGCAGAAAAGCTAGAATCTTCGTCATTGATACATGCAGTTACTAAAAGTAGTGTGTTTATGACGTCAGTTGATATAGTAGGCTATAACGCAGAAAATACAAAAGATGGAATTCAGCGTACAGGCAAAGTACAAATTGACTTTATGCCAGGCGACCCAGAATGGATGAAGATGTTTTATCATTCACCGCATGAAAAGGGAATGGACCCAGACGGCAGAAGTAGTAACTACAAAGGCACATATAGAAATTTAATGATATCAATGATGGCATCAACTAGAGATGTAAAAACAAGCGAAGAAACAATTGATGATGGCCGCCCAGTAGAACAAGAACGTTATATGTGGAGTTCAGCAGACGGATTAGTGCGTGTAGTACGCAGACCAGTGCCAAAGAAAAACGGCCAAGGCTATACTAAAAAGAACGCAAACACAATAATTAAAGGTCCGTGGAAGCAAGCACCCGACATAGCCAAAGTATTAGGAATTGATAGTGCAGATGATTTATACAGCTTCGAGACATTATACGCCGCGGTAAAGAAAAATTACAGCACAGAAATACAACAGAAAATATTCACTACATTTGCCCGTGATGGTAAAGTACAGGCAATGGGATTGCCCACTGAACTAAGGGACTATGCGTAATGATTATCAATGAAATTATAATGGAAGCAGCAGGTGGAGCAAGAATACAACATCTAGAAGATCTCATTATATGGGATGGAGCTGCAGGCGCCCAAAAAGCAATAACCTCATTGCACGGACTAGAAAGTAATCCAGGTGATACAACTATTAAATGGGACGGAAGCCCAGCTGTTATATTTGGTCGCAACGAAAACGGAGAATTTATCCTTAGTGATAAAAGCGGATTTGGTGCAAAAGGATACGACGGTAAAGCAAAGAGCGCAGACGAACTAGAAGCCATGTTTAAAAACAGACCTGGTTATACTAAAAATCCAGAAGCGTACGGTCCATTTGTTGCTAACATGAAAAGTGTATGGCCAGCATTTGAAGCATCTACGCCTGAGGGATTTCGTGGATATGTATTCGGCGACCTACTTTGGTTCAACACTCCACAACTACAAGATAACAGAATAGTATTTCAACCTAACACAACTGCATACTCAGTAGACCCATCTAGCGCAATTGGCAAGGAAATCGCCAACAGCAAAGCAGGTGTTGTATTACATGGACATATGGACTTTGAAAATAACAAAGGACCAGTAGACACTTCTATCTTTACAGATGGCGAGTTATTAGTAATGCCACCACAAGTTGTAACGCAAGCGCCAGATGTTAAAAGTGCAGAGTTAGTTAAGTTAGAAGGGTTTGTTAAGTCGGCAGCAAATGATATTGATGCAGTACTAGCACCACCAGCAGAACTTAAAATGAAAAACTTGCCAGATATCATATACATGTATATGAACAGCCTAGCTAAAACAGGCAATACTGACAAAATAGGCAGCAAGCATTTTGTACAATGGCTTCCTACAGCTAAAGTAAGCGCCGTTAAGCTACAAAGACTAGTTCCTTACCTACAACAGCACCAGCGTGGACTAGACGCTATATTCGCGTTTATACGCACTATAACGCCTATTAAAAACGACATCATTGCACAACTAGATGCACACCCTGCAGACATAGAAGCAACAACAGGCGGCAATAAGGGCGGCGAGGGATATGTAATTGGCAAAGATGTTAAGCTTGTAAATAGAAGCGGATTTACCGCAGCAAATGCAGAACGGAACAATAACTAATGAGCAATGATAAAGCAATGGAAACTGATATGTATAAAACCCCAAAGAATCTATCATTTATAGAATCATTGGGCGAAGCTCGTATGTTTAAAAGCAAACAACAAATATCTAGCGAAGGCGCACGTAGTATAACAGATCATGTGTTTGTAAGCATGATGAGTTTATATGCAATGAGCCAAGATTATAATCATGCACCAGTTGCAGCTGACTATGCAAAACGAACAATCTCTCGCGGGGGATTCAACCAAGCGTCACCTAGTGGAACTGATTTATATCAAACACTATTTACATTAAAGAAGCCTGGTGAATTTCTAACTAATGAAAAAGACAAGTTACTACTGAACAAAGTAAAACTAAACGATACAAAAATTAAACAATTTTTAAAGAAAATCGAAACCGGATCAATCAATCAAGGTGAAGCTCAGGCTTTCCTGTTTAAGCTAGAAAAGGACTTAATGATCACAGATCCTAAATTACGAGCAGCTAGGCGATTAACGGCAAATTGGACAAACATATCAACAGAACAACGTACACTTGTCGCATCACAACTTAATAGATACTATAGAGTGGATGCGCGTAGAAGTGACATGTATCCGTTATTTTCTAAGTTTGCAAAAACAAGCGGAGTTGCTGGTGGAAAAATTGGAAAAATTGGAAAACGTGTAGCACGTGGAGCAGCAGCATTTGCAGCTGGATACGCCGCAGGTAAGTTCACTGAATTGTAAAGCATAAGTACAAGTATGCTTCAAACTACAACTCAACGACCTTCTGTCATTATTGGCAACCATGTTACGTACTATACTATATACACGCTAATTGACGTAACTGACGCAAATGTCATTTCGCCAAGAGCAAGCAGAGTAGGATTCTTTCAAAGTCAAAATTTAAATACATTTATGCAAACAGTGGGACTTAGAACACAGCCTGTTATAAATAGTATAACTATATTACAACAACAAAATACAAGTAAATATAAGTTTGGCAGTGCGTTTAACGACACTAATCAAACAGTATGGGCATTGGAATTTTCATCAGGTACAGAACGTACTTTACAAGATAACAATGAACATATTGCATTACTAGTAAAAGATTTTAAGTTTATTCCTGTGCATACTGGGCTAAACGAGACTGTTGCAATTGAAAATGATGTGATTAACACAGATGATGAAATGCAATTAAATACGTACTTCATTTTTGACCCAATCACATAAATACTACTGTGTGTTTGATACACACGTAATTAAATCAGCTCATTAATAGGCTGCACACAATTTTTGGATAAAAAATATGGCGATGCAACAGTCAAGACTCGAGCGTGAAAATCTAGAGGCACATGTAGACTTATGTGCGGAGAGATATCGCGTGTTAGAAGAAAAACTATATAGATTAGAAACCAAGGTAGACGAGATTGCAGATTCTGTAAAAGGGATGGCAGACAGGGCTACCGCAGAAAAGGTCGCAGGAAACAAGTTAATAATTGGAGCCGCCGCCACTGTAATTGCAGGATTGCTAAGTACAATAGTATTACTATTACTTAACTTACAAGGTATGAACGGAATCTTACAATAAATGATATTAAATGAATCTTATAACACTATTGTCACTGAAGCAAAAGTAGTCTATGCACGTAGAGGTAAGACAGTGACTACTAAATTCAGATGTACAGTAGGACCAAGGAAAGGCCGTGTTGTTGCATCACCTGCACAATGCTCAAGGCCAATAGACCTAAAAAAGAGATTTGTTATGAAAAAGACAAAAGCCGCAAAAGGCTCGCGTATGGCTAAAAAAGCCCAGCGCACAAAACGAATGAATCCACAAAGTAAGATTGTAAGACAACTAAACAAAGCGAGAAAATAAAATGGACATTATCAACGGAAATATTGTTAGCACTATAAAAGACTTACTTAAATCAAAGTCTGGAGTAGAGATCCCAGATGAAGAAATATCAAATACACTTCGTCAATTTAACTTCTCACAAACACTTGATTTAGTTGATATGTTAAAATCAAACGAAATAGAAGGAATCATTTCTTTATTTAAACCAGATAATTCAGATGACGAGTTAGATGAAGCAGGATATGGCACACAAGCTACAATCACGCCTACGTCAACTACAATAAAAGCACAAACAACAAAAGATGTAAACGCACAACGTAGAGCAAATAACTCACAACAAGATGCAAATAGAGACTCGTCAGCAACACAACGAACAGTAGCAGGAGCGTCTAAGCAACCAACAGGCCAAGGCGCAAACAGAATGCCAGCTAATGCAGATCCTGATGATGTACAACGTAGTCAGAATGCAGATGCCGCAGGATACGCATCCGACCAAGCAAGCCAAAACACTGCTGAAATTGAAAGATTAAAGCAATTGGCATTTGGGAGACGATAAACATGAGAACAGTTTTAGCCCCAGGTGGGATTCACACATTTGTGAATAAATACGAACATACACTATACGAAACACTTGACACTAGAATATGCAAAGATGATTTATCATTACGTGATGCTTACTTAATGCAATCATTGGTAAATAAGAATCTAGTTAAGAAAATAGTAGAAGGTAAAAAAGTTTATTATCAACCAGCAAGGAGTATGTAATGCCAGCAGCATCAGATGTCAGAGGAATGCAAGACATTCTAGACAAGTTAAATTCAGCCGCAGCCGCGCACCCATTTACTGACAGTAATGTAGTAAATGAGAGCAATACACAGCCGTCAGCATCTAGTGCAAATGTATCTACAAACGCTAGAGAAATGTACGACATATTAGCTAAGTTAGAAAAAGCTACAAGTAAGGCAGCAGTGAACATTCTTAAAGAATCAGAGCACGATACTCCATTAATAGCAGCTACAGCAGTACAAACACATGATACTATTGAAATTGCAGGTAAATATAAAATTGAGTTAGTAGAAAAATATGTAATTGATACTGTAAAGAAAAAGTTTTATAATATCAAAGATTCTACTGATACATTAGTACACGAAGACATTGCATTATTTGAAAGTGCAATGGGAATTGTTAAACATCTAATGTTTAAGAATAACACAGGTAAGATTGAAAAAATTGTAAGATTAGACGAACGTTATGCAAGCTATCTAGCTGAAGCAGCAATGTACAAATTTAAAACAATAACATTAACTGAAGATTATAAGATAGACGTAGCACTTGCAAAGCAAGGAAATGCAGTGTCTAAACTAACTTCTATTAAGAAACAGATCAAAAGCCTGCTCTAAGCATAAATACAATATAAGCAATACTTAACAGAAAACGGGGTTTCTAATATGGAATTACAACATTTACAAGAAAACAAACTAACAACTCTCAAGAAAACGCTTGATGAAGTGTTCAGTTTGAAATTAAACTTTGATGCACCTAGTACAAAATTAGCTGCAATTAAAGAATCAACACAACGAAAAATTGAAAGTCTTAGATCTAGTGGACAAGACGTTAGTAACAAAGATTTTCAAAAACTACTACTAATTGCAGAAGGAATAAACATGGCGTTAGAAAAAAAGAAGCTAGAAGAATCAGCTGATTTAGATCAAGCTGAAGTACTACTAGCTGCAAAACAAATGGCAGATGATTTACAAAAGATGGCAGAAAACTTAGCAAGTATGCAAGTTGAAGATCTTATGTCAATTACAAATGCAATGAAAGAAGAAGTTGGCACAGCAGAAGCAGAAGCATTTAGTGCTGCAGCAGAAGCAGCAATTGGCGGAGCATTAGAAGCAGTCAAGTCAGCAAATGATCAAGTAAGCAATGCAGTATTAACAGCCCAAGGTCAAGCACCGGCTCCTACTGATATGGATATGGATATGGCACCAGAAATGGGTGCAGAAGTAGACATGGACGTTGATATGGAAATGCCAGCAGATGATTTTAGCGGCGCTGATGCAGCAGAAGTAGACACAGATATTGATGGACGCGAAATGAAAGAAGATTCATATCTTGCAGCAGTTCGCATGATCAAAGAAGCACAAAAAGAAGGCCGTGTTAATCCTACTATCTTAAAGCAAGCATTTGCACAGTTAAAGAGTTAATTTAATATGAGATACAATGATATTGTAAAGCACACATTAATAGATTTGCTGTCAATAATGACAGCAGAAGGTGCCACATCACTCTCATTGGATACTATACAACAAACGTTATCAGCTAACAACATGAGCATTGATAATCAAGAATTAACAGAGTTACTAGACAGTATTCCCGTTGTAAATACTGTCAAAGATAATGTAGTGTTTTTCAATAAAAACAATGCCCCAGGTGAGCAATCACCTGAAAAGCAAGAAAAGACAGTGTCTAAGCTTGCTCGTAAACAAATTGATAAAGAGATGGGCTAATGAACATAGGATTAAACGCAGCACAAGCAAGAGCAAAAAGTTCACAAGATATGATCGTGTTTAACGAATGCACATCAATTATGGAAACTGTTATTACACAAAGTGCATTAGGCAATTATGATACATATATTGCTGACGCTACTACTATGACAGAATCAACGCCAAGCACATTTAAGATTGGAACACAAGTTGATCCAGTTGTTAACGCAGGCGACACGTTGATAATTAATGGCAGTACAATAACATTAGGAACTTCGGGCACAAGTTTAAATAGTATCGTATCAGATATAAATGATGCAGCAGTTATTGGTGTAACAGCCAAAAAAGATGGCGGACATCTGGTGTTAACTATTGTGTTGGCAGCATCGTGGTCATATGAAATTGGAACAGGCACTGCAAACGCAGCAATTGGCTTGTTAGACGGCATATATCTTCCACCTACTCCTGTTAGCACAACTTACTTTACTACATGGCAAGGCACAATAACTGATAGACAGTTAGAAAATCAAATGAATTCTGTTATAAAGCATTTTAATAATTTAGGTTATAAACTTGAACGATTAACGAATTCCGCTACTGGAAAAACTTTCAAGTGGCACATATACTGGTAATAACAATATTACTTAAACAAATGCTGTAATAGGAGAATAACATGGCACACGTATTAACATATACATACACACCGCAACTAGATCAAGCGGCAAATTCTAGTAGCGCTGATGTTATAATCAGCGCATACATAGACAGTGGTAAATTAACAAGCGCAATTGACACCGCAATTGAAGGCACTAGCAATATTTCAACATCGTTAACTTTTTTAGTAGAAGCTGACTGTGATGCATTTTTGTCAGAAATGCATGCAATTAACGAAGAAACAACTACTGGTTCTTCTCGATCAGGTCATACTCGCACAAACACATAATATTATTTTATAAAATAAACAGGAATAGTCTTCCTGTTTATTTCTATACGCAACTTCCAATGGAGCTTCACTTTGTCTCAAGCTAAAAAAATTGCATTTATAGGATGTAGTCATTTTTCCGCACTCGAACAACCCAGTCAAGGAACAAATAACTGGACATATCTGTTTCATAAAAAATATCCAAATCATATCTGCAGGAATTATTCCCAAGGTGGTAAAGGTATTGAGTACTTCCAGTGGGCATTACTGGATGCAAAAAGATGGGGCGCTGATATTGTGTTTATGTTGCGAACATATCCAGGCAGGTGGGCAACATTCGCTGAAACATCAAACGAAGGCCAATCATTTAAATTTAGAGTTACAAATGAAGAACATAACTGGAAAGAGCTAGCACCTGGGTTTGAGATTATGTGGGGATCTGCTAATTCAGGCCCAAATCATTGCGTAGGTGCCGAAGAAGGCGAAGCAGTTAATTACAACGATAACATTATTGCTAAATTAGAAACTTCAGTGAGAGCCATTCCTGAATATTTTTTCACAGGAATTGCAGGTGCAAAAGCAAGACTCACATGGGAAATACAATGGTACAGTGAAGTAGAATCAATGTATAACTTTGAAAATATATTTCTAGTAGAATGGGGTGATACTCATCAACTGCACGGTAGAGACTATAAATGTACAACTACATACAGTGATAATGTAATGGATCACCTAGTAACTAAGTTTAATGTGCCCACTAATACACCCAATCCGGCTATTGCATTATACGAAGCCGGTTTAGTAGTAGCAGTAGATGACCACCATTTAAGCTTAAAGGGAAATATAGCATTACTCGAGTACATAACATCTCCTGATATTGTAAAAAATGCTATAAGTTAAATTGCCAAAAAACCGCAAATAACACTTGACATCATACCAAATGTACTGTAATATATACGTATGATAACAATTACTCCCACATACAATTACAAAGAACTTACACGCAAGAGTGTAGACGGCAAACGCATGTACGAAAATCCATATGGAGATCCCGTGCCAAGCGTTACCACTGTACTGAGCGCAACTCAACCTGCAGAAAAACAAGCAGCTCTTGCTAATTGGCGAAAACGTGTTGGCACAGAAGAAGCTCAACGTATTACTACATCTGCAGCTAATAGAGGAACAGTAATGCATAATATCCTAGAGCATTGGGCACTAGGACAATATGACACATATAATCCAGGCAATAATATTGTACACCGCCAAGCCAAGAAAATGGCAGATGTAGTAATTGAAAATATCGAAAATGATATTGATGAAATTTGGGGAACAGAAGTTATGTTATGTGCAGCTAATTTATATGCTGGCACAACTGACTTAGTAGGTATCTACAAAGGCAAGCCTACTATCATGGACTTTAAGCAAACAAATAAACCTAAGAAACGTGAATGGATTGACGATTACTTTCTACAGGGCGCTGCGTATGCAATTGCACACAATGAAATGTTTGATACAAAGATAGAGAGTATTGCAATTTTTATGTGCAGTGGTGATTGCGAATGGCAGTTATTTGAAACAGAAACAGCAGACTTTGCATACTGGACAACAGAGTGGGCCAAGCGCCTATCTCAATATTACGGCATGCAACTATAATAAATACATTTACAAAAGGATTTAAACATGTCACTCACTAAAAGTACGCCGGTATAATACATGAAAGAATACTGGCAGGCACCACCAAACCAACGCATTAAGTTATGGAGAAGTTTCCGTAAAGGGTTAGTTGATCTAAGCTACACTGAACAGTTACAGGCAACAGTTGATTTGTGGAAAATGGCACCCATGTCAAACATGACAACTGATATATATGATCACACTACATGGTCAACTCCATGGGAATACATTGCTAATGGAACATATGATGAAAACAACATTGCATTAGCAATGGCATATACGTTGCAGCTAGAAGGGTACGCAAGTTGCGAAATAGCACTTGTGCAAAACACAAAGAAGAGTTATATTAACCTAATAGTAATAGTAGACAATAAACATGTTTTAAACTATAACTATGGTGAAGTTAACAGCATTGATGTTATTAACAACGATGTAACTATTTTAGAAAAAACATGCGTTAGTACGTTAACATAACACTTTATACAAGTGACAACCTTGTAAATAATGTACTAATAAAAAGGAAACAAACTAATAATGAATAATAAAATTACAGTAACAAAGCGTGATCAGTCAGCTGCGTCATTAGACTTAGATAAATTACACAAAGTAGTATTTTATGCATGTGAAGGCATTGCTGGCGTTAGTCCAAGTGAAGTTGAAATCAGAAGTCATTTACAATTTTATGAAGGCATTAAAACAAGCGATGTGCAAGAAACATTAATCAAAGCCGCTGCAGACTTAATTACAGAAGAAACTCCTAACTATCAATGGGTAGCAGGCAGATTGATTAATTACCATTTACGCAAAGAAGTATACGGCCAGTTTGAACCGTTTAGTCTAGAAACTATTGCTCGCAGAAACGTTGAACTTGGATATTATGATGATGATTTCTTTACATCATATACGCCTGACGAGATATGTCAATTAGATAGCTACATTAAACATGACAGAGATGAGAGTATTGCGTATGCTGGCATGGAGCAATTTCGCGGAAAGTACTTAGTACAAAATCGCGTAACAGGTCATATTTTTGAGACACCACAAATTGCGTACATGATGATATCAGCAACGCTGTTTCAGACATATCCAGCAAAAACACGCATGAAGTATGTTAGAGACTTCTATGATGCAATTAGTAATTTTGATATTAGTTTACCCACTCCTATAATGGCAGGCCTGCGTACCCCACAACGACAATTCAGTAGCTGTGTTCTCATTGAAGCAGGCGACAGTCTAGATTCAATTAACGCAACTAGTAGTGCAATTGTTAAGTATGTAAGTCAGAAAGCAGGCATAGGAGTAGGCGCTGGAAGTATACGTGCTATTAATTCACCCATTCGTAATGGTGATGCATCGCACACCGGCGTTATTCCTTTTTATAAAATGTTCCAGAGTGCAGTTAAGTCATGCTCGCAAGGTGGTGTACGTGGCGGAGCAGCAACATTGTATTATCCAATCTGGCACTTAGAAGTAGAAGATATGCTAGTGCTTAAAAACAATAAAGGCACAGAAGACAATAGAGTACGCCACTTAGATTACGGTGTGCAATTTAATAAATTAATGTACGAACGATTATTATCTGGTGGTGTTATTACTTTATTCTCGCCCCATGACGTTCCAGGTTTATACGATTCATTTTTTGCAGATCAAGCTAAATTTAAAAAGTTATATGAATCAGCAGAAGCAAATACAAAGATTCGTAAAAAGACTATTCCTGCTATTGAATTGTTTAGTAGCTTCATGGAAGAACGTAAAAACACAGGCCGTGTTTACTTAATGAATGTAGACCACGCAAACACACATGGATCATTTGACGAAACACTTGCACCAATTAAGATGAGTAATCTGTGTACAGAAATTAATCTTCCAACTAAGCCACTGGAACATGTATTTGACGAAGAAGGCGAAATTTCATTATGCACACTTGCAGCAATTAATTGGGGCAACGTTAAGACAGTAAAGGACTTTGAACGTGTGTGTAGGCTATCTGTACGTGCGTTAGACGAATTACTGGATTATCAAAATTATCCAGTAATAGCAGCAGAATTGAGTACAATGAACAGACGCCCATTGGGAATAGGCATTATTAACTTTGCGTTCTGGCTCGCTAAGAATGATTTAAACTATCAAGATATTGACAGTGAAGGATTGGCATTAGTTGATGAATGGGCAGAAGCATGGTCATATTACCTTATTAAAGCAAGTGCAGATCTTGCAATTGAAAAAGGCAACATCGGTAAAATAAACGAAACAAAATATGGAAAAGGACTTACACCCAACCAGACATATAAGCAAGAAGTAGACGAACTTGTGCCCCACGTGGAACGTATGGAATGGAAAGAATTACGCGAACAATTAAAAGAAACGGGCATTAGGAATTCAACACTTATGGCACTTATGCCAGCTGAGACATCAGCACAAATTAGTAATAGTACAAACGGCATTGAGCCACCACGTGCATTTGTTAGTGTAAAACAAAGCAAGCACGGAGTACTAAAACAAGTTGTACCTGGGTACCCACGCCTTAAAAACAAATATGATTTACTTTGGGAACAAAAAAGCCCCGAAGGTTATTTAAAGATCATGGCAGTACTACAAAAGTATATCGATCAGGGTATTAGTGTTAATACAAGTTACAACCCGCAATTCTTCGAAGATGAAAAGATACCAATGAGTGTAATGATACAGCACTTGTTAATGTTTTACAAGTACGGCGGCAAGCAACTTTATTACTTTAACACATTTGACGGACAGGGCGAACTTGACGTTAGCAAACTAAACGATGAACCACTAGCACAATCAGTTATTGACGATGATGACGATTGCGATAGTTGCAAAATTTAAAAAGAGAAATAGTATAAATGGCAAGATCAGTATTCAACTCTAGCAATAAATCAGATCACACTACTGCATTGGCGTTCTTGGACCCAAATGGCAGTACTGCGATACAGCGATACGATATGCTAAAGTATAAACAGTTTGATAAGTTAACTGATAAGCAACTTGGGTTCTTTTGGCGCCCAGAAGAAGTAGATGTTACAAAAGATTCAAACGACTTTAAGCAACTAACAGACCATGAACAGCATATATTTACAAGTAACTTGAAACGTCAGATTTTACTTGACAGTGTTCAAGGCAGAGCACCAGTAGAGGCATTTGGCCCATTAGTTACAATTCCAGAACTAGAAGCTTGGATTCAAACATGGACGTTCAGTGAAACAATCCATAGCCGCAGCTATACACATATTATACGTAATATCTATAACAACCCAAGTGTTGTGTTTGACGGCATGACAGATATTGCTGAAATTATGGAATGTGCAGATGAAATTAGTGTATTGTATGATGAATTAATTAATATCACTTCATACTACAATTTACTCGGCGAAGGCAAGCACACAGTAAACGGCAAGAAAGTTATTGTCGATAGATACGAAATTAAAAAGTTATTATACAAGACTCTTATGAGTGTAAACATTCTCGAAGGCGTTCGTTTTTATGTCTCGTTTGCGTGTAGCTGGGCATTTGCAGAATTAAAGAAAATGGAAGGCAACGCTAAGATTATTAAGTTAATTGCACGTGATGAAAACTTACACTTAGCAAGTACACAGACTATTCTTAAAATTCTACCAAAAGACGACCCAGATTATATTAAAATTGCAAAAGAAACAGAAGAAGAATGTATTCAAATGTTTGTTGATGCAGTAGATCAAGAAAAGAAATGGGCAGACTTTTTGTTCAAAGATGGATCAATGATTGGCTTAAATGCAGAATTGTTATCTAACTACATTGAATGGATTGCTGTTAAACGAATGACATCAGTTGGCCTAAAAGCACCTTATAGTACTAGTCAAGCAAACCCACTCCCATGGACACAGAAATGGATAAGTGGTGCTGAGGTACAAGTTGCACCACAAGAAACAGAGATCAGTTCTTACATCATTGGTGGTGTTAAACAAGATATCTCTAAAGACTCATTTAAAGGATTTAGCTTATGACACAAGTAGTAGTTTACAGTAAACCAGCGTGTGCATATTGCACAGCAGCAAAGGCATTATTAGAAAAACTTAATATAAAGTATGACGCAAAACAACTTGACGTTGACTTTACAAGAGAAGAATTGTTTGAGATTGCTCCAACCGCTCGTACATTCCCACAGATTACAATCAACGGGAATGTTATTGGCGGGTACGATCAACTTGTAACATACATTGAAACCACAAACTTTAACGGAACAGGATTTACATTATGATTTTAGAAATGCCTTATAAAAACGGTGATGTTGTTAGTATTAAACTAAACAGCGGAGAAGAAATGATCGCGCGACTTGAAGCAGAGTCAAAGGAACATTTAACATTAATGAAGCCACTTATTCTTATGGCAACAGATGGCGGCATGGGACTTGCACCATTTATGTTTACAGTTGCTCCAGAGCAAAAGATTAAGATTAATATAAATAGTATTATATGCACAGTTAAGTCAGCAAAGGACGCAACTGATATGTATATTAAACAAACATCAAGTATTCAGATAGTTGGAGGAGCCTAAGTGGCAGGTGTACACAGAAATACAGATAGCAGAGCATGCGGCGCACAAACAAACGTCAATGGCCAGAGCAATGTATACGTTAACAATAAACTTGCAAGCGTAGACAACGACTCTAACAGCCACGGTGGCGGAAACCTGCATGCAGCTAATCCAAATGTGTACATAAACAACAAGCTTGTTGTAATAGGTGGTAATAGCGCGAGTCCAGATGGCTTGTGTCCACTACCAGGCGGTAGCCATTGCAGTCCATCAGCAACTGGCACCAGCCCTGATACATACATAGGCGGCTGATAAATGTCTGGTTTTAAAAATGCAGTAGACTACTTAAACAATACATCACTTGATGTTGCATCAAATGTAACTGCTGACATAGGCACTGGTGCAGTAACAGCAACAACTACAAGTTATAGTTTAAAAGAAATTATATGCAGTCTATTAGCAGGTAATGGAATTAAACTTCCAAACTTACAAATATGTTTAAAAATTAACTTAGGTAGGCTACTTGGCATACCTGGTATACACCCTGACTTGTACAATGCACTTTCACAAGCAGAGGCATCACTTGACGAATTTATTGCACACACTGGAATAGATAACGTACTATCGCGTCTTAATGCAGCTATTGCTGAAATTGCTGCAATAGCTAATATGATTAACTTCTGTGGTACACCTGTTACACCAAAGCCCATTCCTAACGTATTAAAAGATATATTTGGTTCGTACCTTGGAGCAGGTAAAGCACTGTTGGATAAATTAGGAACAATGCTAGACAGTGACATAGGCGGCTGTATAGGCGCAGGCGGCGGATTCAATGGCGGTGTGTTCAATGGTGGAATATTAAGCCAACTAGGAAGTCTAGAAGCTGAATTTGGCAGCATTGCTAACATTCCAGCCAATGCATTAGCTGGCGTAGTATTAGAGCTAAATGCATTCTCATCCGACATGAAAAACTTAGTAACGTTTGAGAACAACTTCAGTGGCACAACAGACACAGGCGGCAGCACATTTGCGTCAACTGATGCGACTGTACACACTGGTGTAGGAACAGCAATTGATACTAGTACATTAACATTAAATTCTGCGCAAAGCATTGCAGGTGGGTTAAAGTCAGCTTATAGTAGCTTAAAAGGGTATGCAGTCGACGAAGCAGGTAATACAATATTTGATTATTTACTTGATGCATCAATGTTAGCTAAATTAAAAGCAGATGACCTGCCAAGTGTAGATCTTAATGACCGCGTACCAGTCCACGATTATTGCGGTAGAATTATCGGTTATAGCAGTGCTGCATCGGTTATAACCGATAAAAGTGCAGGTTCCCCAATAACATTGAGTACAGACCCTGGAGCAGCAGGACTGCAAGAGAGTGGAATAGTATTAAACAGCCCACCAGCTACAACTGTTATACTTGGACAACCAGCTAGTGCTGTTAGCTCTTCGAGTCTAGCAGGCTTGGCAACAGAAGCATACGTTAATCAACAAGTAGCAAATATTGCAAGTAGTGGAAGCGTTGATTTAAGTGGGTATGCCACTACAGCAGAATTAAATGCTGGACTTAATGCCATTGTACATCCTGTGGGTGTACAGCTGCCAACAGGCGCAGCTGCAAATCGCCCTACTCCTGCACCAGGAGTAATGTTCTTTAATACAGACACTAACATGTTTGAAGGATATAATGGAACAAAATGGATACAGCTAGTACCGGCTGAATATGTTGAAACTCCATAAAATTACTCAATTATCCACTAATTGGTAACTAATTTCAAAAAAACCAGCATTTAATGGTTGACAGCAATGCATCTTACTGTTATAGTATATGTATTGGTATAACGTAATAGACATTGGTAAAACTATGAGAGCAACAACATACGAAGACGGAGTAAAACGCATTAATGCGAAGATCGAGGTCCCACTTAGTGACAACGATGTAGGTGACTACATTCTGAGCGCATTGCTTAGTGAAGCAATAGACTTAAACAGATTGCAACAATTAAACAAGCGACAACTGTTGCATCTTGCAAAAGAAGAAATACGCACGTTTGGAATCGACCAACCGCTAGTACGAATTTGCGAAGTAGATAATGATACACGTGTTATAGTAAAAAATTATGTGAAACGTATGTTTCCAGAACTACAATAAACCAGCAGGAGAAGAATATGAAAAATATTAAATTTAGTACATTATGTATCTTTGCACTACTTACAAGTATTGCAACATCAGCAAGTGCAACAATTGTAACATTATCAAGTGAAGTAACAAGAACAGTGTACACACAAGGCCCAGAGCAACGTGTAGTTACTCCAGTTACACAATGTAACATAGTTGATGTTCCAATTTATGGCCAAGCACAAAATAACACTAGTGCAGGCGAAAGTGCATTTCTTGGCATGCTGCTAGGCGGACTAGGCGGAAAGGCATTAGGCGGATCTGATACTGCTGCAATTGGTGCAGTAATTGGAGGCATTGTAGGCGCTGACAAAGCGCAGAAGAAAAATAACAATAGTCGTGTAATTGTTGGATATCAACAACAACGTAATTGTTCTACAATAAATCAAATTTCATACACACCAGGCGCTACACAGTGTAAGACAACTGTTAAGATTCCAGCACTGGGTAATATACAGCATACATTTACAAGCCGTAACTGTCATAGTATAGGCACTGTAATTGACGTTAAAATGAACGTAACGCCAATCTAAAAACCACGGTATTATTTGCGTTAACGCGCAAGTAATACACACCGTGATAAATAACACTGTAGATAATGAATACCATCTACTGTCAATTATAATTAAAAAAGTTCTTGACAATCATAACTTAATGTAGTATATTAAGCTTAACAAAAGAATAACGCCGCAATAGCTCAGTTGGTAGAGCAATTCACTTGTAATGAATAGGTCCCGAGTTCGACTCTTGGTTGCGGCACCATTACTAATTAAGCGGCTGTGGTGGAATTGGTAGACACGCAGGTTTTAGGTACCTGTACTTTACAGTGTGAGAGTTCGAGTCTCTCCTGCCGCACCATTTAAGGACACACAGTGACAAGTTATAATATTTGTGGGAACAACTTAGATATAATTGATGGCAACAATGGCATAACCGTGTCAGGTGGAGCCGATAGTGCTTTATTATTATATTTCCTGCTTAAATATTCAACTACAACTGTACATATTTTTACTATAGCAAACCTTAGTAAATTGAATACTAATACCAAAGCAAGTGTTAATGTTATAAGCAAGTGTGCTGAATTAACAAATAATTATAATTTCATTCAGCATGTAATATACAGCCCTACACAGAATCCTGATATATTGTTTAAAACTCCAAATCAGTATCACGCAGATAATATTGTAGATACTGTTTATTCTGGAATAACAGCAAATCCACCAAGTGATGTTGTATTAAGTGGGGAAAGTACAGAAGACGAACAACGAAATCCTAATGTAACACGTTCGCCTTATATGAGACATAATTATCTACCATGGACTAATATAGATAAGAGAGCCATTGCAGAGATGTACCGAGAATGTGATTTAATGGAATCATTGTATCCACTTACTCGAAGCTGTGAATGGAAGACTATACATAGTCCGAAGATACCAAACCCACATAGTGGGCACTGCGGTGAATGTTGGTGGTGTACAGAACGCCAATGGGGATTTGGTAGATTAAGTTAAGTAAAGAAGCAATTGACAAATTAGTTAACTGTTTATGATAAATAACTAGTAACAAAATGCTTTGCATCCAGTAAAGCTAGTATATGGGGCCTTAGCTCAGTTGGGAGAGCGGTTGCTTTGCAAGCAACAGGTCAACGGTTCGATCCCGTTAGGCTCCACCATTTACACTCATTAAATTATTCCTGAATAGCTCAGTTGGTAGAGTAGTAGACTGTTAATCTATTTGTCGTTGGTTCGAGCCCAACTTCAGGAGCCATTTTAAATTATAGAGGGTTGGCAGAGTGGTCGATCGCGTTAGTCTTGAAAACTAATGAGGGTT